AATGATAGGGATGATTTCGCCTGGCTGCGGAACTTTCTTCAGAATCTCGATGCCGTTCGTGATGTACTGAACGACGCTGCGCTCGTCGGGCTTGCCTTCGCGCTCTTCGACGATGACTTTCCAGTATTCCGCGGTGAGAATGTCCTCGCCCTTGATCCAGTCTTTGGCCAGGACCGCGTGCTCGGCGGAGAAGTCGCGAATCTGCGCCTTCGGGTAGAGCCGCTGGAATCGCTTCTTTTTGACCGGTTCGAGGACGAAGCAGCCGAGCCCATCCGACCAGTCCGGCTCTTTGCAGTCAGGATCGAACAGAACCGAGTTCGGATTCGGAATCGAGCGAATGATTATTTCCTGATCGCCGTCCTCGTTGATATAGCGCCGTGAAATACGAAAGAAGGCATACGACCCCTCGACCATCGACTGGAAGGCGCCGCAGTAAATTGAGGGGCCTTTGGAGCGGTATTCGATGGTGCGGATGAGATCCTGCCGCAGCTCTGCGGTCTTATCGTTCGAGCCTTCGCCCTGCGGATCCACTTTGATGCCGCGCTTATTCTGCCTGACCGAGTTGACGCACTGGTTGACGTACTGCCCCAGCTCGTCTTGGGAGATGCAGGGTCTGCCAGCGTCTTTGCGCGCTTGCCGGTCTTCGGGTTCCCAGGGATCCCCCGCGATGTAGCGCATATCGATATTGCGTGCGTCGCGGATGTCGCGCCAGCAATCGTCGTAGTAGCTGTACTGGTCGCGGATCTCCTGGAGGATCTCCTCGTCCTGTTCCGGCACGTCGGCTACGGGTGGTTGCTGGGGCTCTTCGGGGTCCATCTATTTGCGCTTTTTCAGAGCTTTCGATCCCTTGCGCGCGTGTCCCAGACTGGGATCCGCGTGCAGCTCGGCCTTCATCTTGTTCTTCTGCTCCGGATTGAGCGGTGAGCCTGAGCTCAACAGCTTCCGGACTTGCTTGCGTGTCCACGGCATCAGGGGCACTCGGGACAGATCTCCCGCCCGTCCCCTTTCAATTCGTCGTAGGTCCAGCCGGCATGACGCGCGCGCTGAATGGCGTCGGCCACCGTGGCCCCCGGAAATGAAGCCGTCTTGGTGCACTTCCTACACACCAGGTTGAGGTGACCTTTGGCGGTGAGCTCCTCGATCGTCGTCGTCACCAGTTGGACAACGTCACCCTCGGGGCCGGCTATCACCGCGGGGTGAAACTCTTCGAATTTCTTCTCCGCATCGTTCCAGGTCGGCAGTTGCATGCGCTCCGCGATCGCGCCGGCTTCGCTGAGATAAACGTCGAGCGGTTTTGGTTCGAACCGCAGATGCGGTCGGAGCGCTTCGTACATCTCATGCCGTTGATCCGGCTCGCAGCCGGTGAGCAGCTCACGGAAGTGATCGTGCCCATCGACCAGCTGGGCGATCGCTTCCATGAAGCCCTGACGATCCATGCTCGGCAGGCCAAAGCGCCTGAGCAGCTTCTCGCAGAAATGCTTCTCAGTGGGGCGGGAGACTGGCAAGCTATTCCTCTCCTAGCTCTGGCTTGGCGTCCTCCGGGACGTCGCCACGGGGCTCGCTCCGCATCTTCAGTCCCAAGTGCTTGGAGATGTGGGCGGCAAACTTCTGGCCGTCCTCGGGCCCGAAGGCAAAGCTCTCGGAAGGCGGCCGTTCGGTATCCATGCCGCCGCTCATCCCGCCTTTGCGGAATACTGGCTTCCGTTTGTACTCGTGCTCGGCCGTGATTCCGCCATTCGATGCGGGCGTTATCCGCATCATTTCCAGTTCTTTTGCCATGTCACTCTCCCAGAATTCGATTGGCCTTGGCGCGGATCCGCGCTGCGGCCGCGGGCGATAGTCTGCCCTTCTTGACCTGTTGCGTGGCCCTGGCCTTCGCATTCGCCGCGTGCCCTCTGTCCGGCATCGGATACTTGCGCTGTCCAGGAAGGCCGAACTCTGAGGCCGGGATCCGCTTACGGTCGGCTGCGTTTAATTTCGCCATAATTCAACTCCAAGGGCTGGTATACTGCGGAGCCCGGCGCTGTTCTTCCTTCAGGCGCTGCATCTGTGGCTGCCGGATGGCCACCGCGAAGTACCGGAAAGCATCGGCGCCATGTGATGCCCAATCGTGGAGAGGCTCACGGGTCGGATGCTCGGTGGTTTTCATCTCCCCGTAGCGGTAATGCGAGAGGGCTTTCACCCCTGCCTTGGTTCGCTCTTCGTCGAACCAGCACATTGGGAGGATGGTCCGCGCGGCATTGATCCCATCCACCACGCTGATCTTGGGCGTGATTCTGACCTTGCGCCCGGCCTGACGCATCAACTCTTCAATCGACCGGCCGCCCCCCATGTGCCCGGCATGCATGCCGATGTCCCACGGCAGGTAGTCGCAGCCGTAAACGTAGCCGCGAGCTCCCATTTCGCTGAGGTACCAGTGAATCGGCTTGCCTGAGCCTTCCAGGTAATCGATCAGCCGATACTCCATGGGGAAGGCCTGGCCGAACCAGACCGCGGTCATATCCCCGTATCCCAGATCCCAGAAGCAGTCCACTGGCCTGGTCCTGTCGTACGGCACCAGCTTCACCCGGCCCTCGGCATTTGCTGCTCTCAACTCCGCAGCATAGATTGCCGAGGAGAGGGTGTTAATGCAGCAGCCTTCCCAGACGTGGTTATAGGCGTCAGGGTCGGAAGCCTTCAGATCCTCCATCTCCTTGCGGAGCACTTCAGGAAACCATGGATTATCCCGATAGCCGATTTTGACAACGACGGAATCCGATGGCGGGTGCAACACGAAACGCCGATAGGTGTCGTCTGAGTCCATGTCCGGGTTGAATGAAACCCAGATTTCCGGCCTGCCTTGAAAGCCCTCGGGACTGCCGGTGCGGATAGTCGGGATCAGCTTTTCCCAGGATCCCTTCGACACTGCCTGGGCTTCCTCCACCCAGCAGATATCGACCGTCGATACCGATTTGATATTGTCGACGTTGTGCTTCAGCCCGGCGAAGAAAATCTCCGTCTTTGTCTTCCGGCCGTAAATCGCTTGCTTTTCGATCTCGTAGCAGTCGCCGATGTTCAGCGCTGCAATCTGCTCCTCAAGGAGCTGATGTACGCTTTCCTTAATCGACTTCTGAGTTTCCCTGGCACACAGGATGCGAAGGTCAAACTTCGTCCCCAGGATGAGGAGCGCTCTAGCGAATCCCCAACTCTTCGCGGCGCCGCGGCCACCATAGGCCACCTTGTAGCGGTGCGGGTCGAAGAGAAAGTCCAGCTTCTCAGGGAATTCGGCCTTCATCTCCGTGTTAGCGAGGTCATCGCTCTGCCTTTTCAGGTTTGGGGCGGACGAAGACGATCTCCATCCGCGTCTCAATCGGCCCCCCATTCGGGCCGGTCACTTCGCTCGAGGCCTTGTACTTCTCCGGCATGTGCGCGCGCAGAAGCGCCATCGCGTTGCCGTGATCGAAGCGCCGCACATGGCCAGCCACCGTGCCCTGGTACATGATCGGTTCGAGCCATCCCTTTGTTACCCGCTGGATGACCACGCTTTCGAGGTATGCCGCCGCGATCGGCTTGGCGCGCTCAAAGGCGGCCGCATATTTCGGATAGAGTTTCAGCCAGCGGTAATGCTGCCGCGGCTTGATACCGGCCGCATGAGCCGACCTAGTGACGTTGCACGTCTCCCGAAACGCCGCCAGAAAAGCTCGCGCTCGTGCTACGGCGCCGGCGCGGGGTTTCATGTGGCCTTGGCCAGCGGGTTGAAGGGCTGCATCAGGATCGCATTGATCCGGTAGTAGCGAGTGCACACCCGGCAGCTTTCGCCGTCGCCACCCGCACAGATTTCAGGCTCTGACCGTGATCGCGCCGCATGCTCCATCAGAAACTCGAACTGCTCCCGCATCACTTCGTCGGCATCGGCCACCGGGATCCACCGTCCCACGCGCGCGGCATCGAAGCGCGGAACCTTAACGTGTGGGTTGGGCATCGGGGATGTCCATCCTGGCCAAACAGACCTTCTCCGAGACGTACTCCTTGGCCATCCAGAGCTTTAGATCCGAGACCTGACGCGCGATGTCGTTGCGCATCTGCACGTTGAGCGCGGTCCAAACGAGATTGATAAAAAAGACG